TCGCCACCGGAACACGAGCTTTCCCGCGTTCCGATCCGTGTACATCAGTACCGAAGTGGGAGGGCGCACCATGAGAGGTGTTTCCTCCTTTACGTCAGTCCCCCGCAATGGTCGGCCGACATGCTCAGTAAAATACCTGAGCAACATCGACCACCCATCCAGGGGATGAGGAGCTGACGGAGCCATAACATCTCTAACGAGCCATTCACGCCTTTGAAAGCGTTTATTGGTTCGCGATGTGTTTGGCTTTTGGTCTTCGGGTTGCCACCGTATACTAGGCACGCTCAGTTGCATGCTGTCGCACGGGAGAGGTCCGTAAACGAACCTCAACCAACCTACAATCAAGTCGTAGGTACGATAGTACTGTCTATCCCACAAGGAATTAGCGTAAGCTATCCATGAAGTATAGACCTCTGGGCCTTGGAGTGATGACCAGACAGTCCGAAAACGGACTGGAGTGACGTCGACGCCTTGGAAGGCGTCTGTGCCACAGGACTCTCTAAAAAGTCCACTGGTGCAACTCTTGTCGCGGTTTACCTTTAAACCAAACGACTCGAGCTGTTCGATTGCGTTCTCGGCATTAGCCGTTGGAACAATCACATCGTCTCCGTACACGTAGATGCGCTCGCGCGCATCTGCGTTAGGTGCACCCGCCGTGAGTATAGCCCATATAGTCAACGCCATTATAGGGAAACATAAACAACTTCCCATAGGCGCGAACTTCTTGAGCTTTAACAACTCACCAGTCGGGAGCACGGTGGATAAACTCCTACACGCAAACAGGTACCTATTGAGGTTACCTGGAAACAGTAGGCGAACTAGATCAGATCCTACACGATCCGAGGCCTCTTTTAGGTCTAAGGTCGCGTATTTCCCGTCACGTGAAGCCAGCAAGGCTGCGTTCCGGTTTGGCGTCTGATCTGTGAAACGAACATTGTCCCTTGTTAGGGGATGTCGTTCCACCCATTCAACTAGCGCACGCCCCAACCCCTGCTGGACCCATTGAAAATCAACGGGTTCCTCAGAAATAAGGCGTGGGCCACGTGAATCTTTCGGCACAAGGACAACCTTGGCCGGTAGATCCTCACTTCCAACCAGATCAAACTGGTCGTATGTATCACAAACGTGTCCAGTGCACGAGCAAAAATACTCGTCGTAAGGGTACACATCAGTGATTCTCACCGAGACATTTGTCCAGCGGAACTTATGCCAAGGGGTTTGCTTCGTAGCAACACTCCCAGGGCCGTGCCGCGGATATATGTCTTTCGGGTCGAAAAAGGCGAAAAGATCCTGCAATAGGATCCTCGCCTCACGTACTATAGAAACCATCGGCGGATCAACTTGATCCACTCTCCGACGAGTTCTATAGTTATCAATAAGAGCTTCCCCAATGACAAGGGGTAGCCCGTCTTGCGTTGAGAGTTCCAACTCAGTCTCTTTAAACTGAGCGAGAACTTGTTGTTCTTGTTCATCTGTGTATGGCAATTCATACTTATAAAAACAGTATAAAATTTGCCTTAACACCTTAACGCTTTCAACACATGGTTGTTCAAGGAGGTCCCCGTCCGGTCGGAACAAACGACTAAAGAACTCACCCAAAAAAACGGGTAGTTCAGACTGATGCTTCTCCCCTAGGGCATGCAAGGCCTTCCAGCCGAGCAAATACCTTTTGGGAATGGCAATTTCAGTTGTGTTTAGCCGCCGTACCGTTAGAGCCTTGTCAAGGGCTTTACCTAAACGGGGCAGGGTCTTTGTTAAAAACCCCAATCCTTGTTCATCCACACTCTGCGTAACGTTTTTCAACGTCCGCTTGAGTGCAGCTGTGTCGAATATACTCGAATGAGTGTTTTGAACATCCTCGAGCATTGCAGCGATGACTGTTTTACAGACATCTGAGCTCTTAGTAGGTACCATATGGTATCCTTTCTCAGAGCATGCATACACTCGGGAATCCATTCAACGAAACGAACTTAACCGTTCAAATCTACCAAATTAATGGCAAATCCAAACGAGGCGTACTATCCCAGCATCCCCAACGGCATTCCACGGTCCTCACGGGCCGTAGCATGTTTAGTCAGGAAGCCGGCAGTGTGGCCCTATAAGCCGCAG